TGAAGCAGATGCACTCCAGTATTGTTACACAAAAGGCTTTGTTTGGCATGAGGATGGAGTAAGGCTATATGAGCTACTTGATCGTGTGAGCTGCTGGTGTTGTGGAAATAAGAACTTGAAGGAGTTGAAGAATATGTATTTGTATCTTCCATGGTATTGGAAAAAGTTGAAAGAACTTCAGTTAAATACTGATAGACCTTATCGGCGTAATAGTGGAGAAAACATTTTTGATTTAGAGGAAAGATTTAAACGTGAAATGCAACAAAAAGGGTTATTATGATTCCCATATGTGTAAATGGAAAAGATTATTATGATCGAGAAGAAGCACTTGCTGCCTGGTTCAAAGAATGGTTGATGAAACAAGACTTTGAGCAAGACCTTATTGACCGGGAGAAAGAGCTTGAATATCGAAGAACCCATCCAGATTGGGATATTCCCTACGTAATGTATGGAGTTCGTAAAAAACACAAGTCTATTAAGAAGAATGAAATAGCTGTGTTTTATGACTTGTTACCGAGACAAAAGCGTGCTCGTACTGCTGAAACGCACTGGTACAAAGTGCTATACAAGAGAAAGGCTACACCTGAAGAAGTAGCGTCACTCAAGGCAGGAGAATACACTCATAGATATTTGGTATATTCCCTGTTTATTGAGAAGAGGATGACTCTTGACAAGGCTTTGTCCCTTATAGTTGCCGATGACAAGTTGTTAGGCATTACTGATAATACCATCTCTGAAATTGTAACAGCCTTTGAGACTTTCTTTAGCCGTAAGTTTAGAATTTATAAACCCGAATTTACAACCCAACTTAGTTTATTTACGTAATATGAAAACATACTTGAATTATTGAAGAAAAAGACTGGGTAAAATGGCGTTAAAAAGGCGAAGTTTCTGTTTGTAAAACTTGTCAATAACGATTACCTTTATAGATGTAAAGAACTAAAAGTCAAATAAATATATCAATAATACATAGAATAGTATGAATAAAGTGACATTAAACGGACAAAAAATAGTTGATAGTATAACAGAAGGTTATCCTGTTACAGTTATACGGGAAGATGGTTTCAGATATATTATTAGCATGGAGCGTAAACGAGGTGAAGAAGTATATTCATATCAGTTTGGACGTATTAAAAGAGAATTTGACTCTTTTGATAGTTTAGAGAATGCACTTAGTTCATATGAATTTACAAAGGTTATTTTTTAATTACAAGAAAGAAATTAAATGAAAGAATATATTTTAACTGAAATACGTAATACCTTATTTGGTAAAATCTCCAATGAGGAAATCTCAACCGTAATTGATTCCATATCATTTTGTTTGAGAAATTATGAGATTACGGCAAAAGAAACTTCTGTTGTAGTTTATGATAATTCCGATATGCAGATCATAAACCGATTTTTCATAGCTAAAGCTGTGGAAGGATTATGCCAAAGTTCATTAGATTACTATCGTATCATATTAAGAGCGTTTATCATACAAGTAGGAAAACATATCAAGGAAATCGTCACCGATGATGTCCGTGTCTATTTAGCCTATAAGAAGATTAATAAATGCAGTGATAATACTCTTAACAACATTCGAAGAACTTTAAGCAGTTTCTTTACTTGGTGTACAGAAGAAGGTATCCTTGATAGAAATCCAATGCTTAGAATCAAGGGAGTGAGACAAGTGAAGAAATTGAAGAAACCTTTAAGTGAAGATGACATGGAGAAACTAAGGTCTTTGGCAAAAACAAAGAGAAATAAGGCGATAATCGAGTTCTTGTTTTCTACCGGCTGCCGTGTTTCTGAAATGGTTAACGTGAACCGTAATGATGTAGATTGGCAAAATGGGCAGATTGATGTACTTGGAAAAGGGCGTAAGTACCGAACTGTTTACTTGTCTGCTCGCTGTAAAATAGCTCTTCAGGAATATGTTGATTCAAGGACTGATAATTTAGACGCCTTGTTTTTGTCTGATTATGAGGGTATGTGCCAACAGATAAAAGATATGAATAAACTATCCCGTATATCGAGGGGGGCTGTTGAAATCATGCTAAGGAATCTAGGGAAGAAGGCGGGTATATCCAATGTACATCCACATAGACTCAGGAGAACGGCGGCAACTACAGCCCTAAAACGAGGAATGCCAATAGAACAAGTACAGAAGATGCTAGGGCATGAGAGCATTGAGACAACTACTATTTATGCACAATCAACCAATGACGAAGTTAAATTAGCCCATGAAAAATATATTATCTGATATAAACAGAATGCTTGGAATAACTGATAGTTATCAGGCTCCTGAAAAGATTATGAATATTCTAACAGGAGATGAAAAAGAGTGCATAAGAGTATTTAAGGAGTTTCTAAACTATTTCAAATGTGACATTAGCTACGACTGGTTTCATGAATACTTTGAAGATGAACATGCTGATAGGAAGAATAACAAGCAGGATTTTACTCCTAAATGTCTTTCAACTTTGGTTTCTAAGCTATTAGGTTCTGACACTGGCGTTACCTATGAGCCAACTGCCGGAACTGGCGGGATGCTTATCTCAAATTGGTACAATCACCGGAATGCTATCAGTTTTATTGATTATAAACCAAATGACCATCTGATAGTGTGTGGTGAGCTGTCTGATAAAACAGTACCTTTTCTTCTATTCAATTTATCTATTCGTGGAATATCCGGTATAGTATTCCACGGAGATACTTTGAGGAATGAGTATAAGGCAGTATATATATTAACTAATAGATTCAATTCCCCTTGTGATTTTTCAACAATCACCAAGTGGAAATAACCCTCAATACAAGAACAGTAATGAATAAAACTCAAAAGGAATTGTTAGCAAGGCTTATGGCTGTCACAAATAGTCTTGGAGGATCGCTTGACGGAACTGCGACCTGTGAACAAAAATATATTGATAGACAACATGCTCACATGCTCTCATACAAGGTCATATATGGTTTATTTGGCGATAATCCTAATAATCCATATCGTGAAGATGATATAAATAATGCCTATAAAGCTATTGAGGAAATGGAGAAACTGGAACAAAAGGTATATCCTGACCGGAGTGGCTTTTTGAAGGATGAAGAAAAATGATAACACTCAAAATAAAAATAGAAATGAGCGTTTTTGTAAAGCATTTCAGCAAGAAGGTACCCCACAGGTGGTACAGACATGGAAGAAAGGTGTTCCGGCTGACTCCTGAAAGCATGTTTGACAAGGAATCCCGGACTTTCCATTATGAATGTATCGAGAACAACTATAAAAGCGGGTGCTACATCATAGGGTTCAACCTTTATGATGACATGATCCCGATAACGGAGGATGAGTGGCGGAACGCTATGGAGAATTGCATAAACCCGTATTGATTATGAGTGAATATTCATTGAAAGAAAGAGTTCAGATGTTAACATCATCGCTTGTATATGGCGGTCCTATGACATTTGAGCAAATCAAGAAATTAGATTGGTTGAAAAATACATCTGAATACGGAATATTATTCTATCTCCGGGAAGCTGAAAGATATGAATGGATAAAAACTAAATGTTTCAGCGGTGGTAAGCCGAATATCTATTCGGCAACGGCTAAAGGCCGAAGAATGGCTGAAGCAAGAGATTAATATTCAAATACAGAGTAAATATGAGTGAAGTAGAATTAAAGAAGTTGTTTCAAATAGAGGATATATTATCACTTCCTAATGCGATTTTTAAAATAATCTTTGATAATGACGAAAGATTGCATCATATATATCGAGAGTTATTACAACTCAATACTCATGATCTTTCAAGAGATTGGTTTCAAGATATATATGAGGGTGAATTGGCTCAAAGAAACCAAAACAAGCAGGATTTTACTCCTAATGTAGTAGGAATACTACTATCAAGATTGACAGGGGTTTCCAAAGGGGTGATTTACGAACCTACTGCCGGGAATGGTTCCCTTATTATTTCTAACTGGTGGCATAGAGTTAAAACTTTAGGAACTGATTTCAAACCGTCTGAACACCCCGTTGAATGCTGGGAGTTGTCTGATAGGTCTATTCCGTTACTCTTGCTTAATTTATCGATACGTGGTATTAATGCAACTGTGTATCATGGTGATGTACTTGTAAAATCAATAAAAAGTGAATATCGCTTGCTGAACGTGAAAGATATTCCATTCGATTTTTCCATTATAGAAAAGATTAGTTATGATTGACGATAATTTTATAAAGAATCTGTACCAATACACTAGGAAAAGAATCAATTTCTTGTTTCCTGGCATTGATATTAATTACATGGATATCTCTCATTCCGTTATAGCTGACGAACGTTTTTCTATTGAAAATTGGCGGGATTTGGTTGATCGCCTGATTTACGATGAGGTTTCCTTTATAAAAAGAAACAACCGTTTTGCGGAAGCTGATTTAGCAATTAGAAATGCTCCTGAAAATATTTTATTATGTAATAAATGTGGGGAGTATGTACCTGAAAGCAAATTCTATTTAAGTACGAAAATTTGTAATTCATGTTATTATATTGAAAATCGGGAAAAAATACTGAAGAATAATAAGGCATATCGGATTCGTAACAGAGACAAATTACTTGCCCGTAGGAAAGAATTGCGAAATGCCAATATTGAACATTATAGAGAATTGGAGAGGGCTAGTTACAAGCGTAGATATAAGGTTAATAAGGAAAAAATATTAGAGAAAAATAGAAAATATCAATTAGCTCACAAAAGTGAAATACGTGAGTATATGAAAATGTATTATCAAAAAAATAAATCACAATGGAAACAGTAATAGCAAATCCGCCCTTTTCCGCCAAATGGAGTGCAGATGTCTCTTTTATGGATGATGAACGATTTAGTGAAGTTGGGAAATTAGCCCCTAAATCAAAAGCTGATTATGCTTTTGTCTTGGATATAGTCCATAAACTGGATGTAACAGGGATTGCGGCTATAGTTCTTCCTCATGGAGTTTTATTTCGTGGCGCTGCCGAAGGTGTTATTCGCAGGTTTCTTATTGAAGATAAAAACTGCATTGATGCTGTCATTGGGCTACCGGCCAATATATTCTATGGTACTAGTATTCCTACTTGTATCTTGGTAATAAAGAAATGTCGTAAAGAAGATGACAACATCCTTTTTATTGATGCAAGCAAAGATTTTGAAAAGCTTAAAAACAAGAACTCTTTGAGTGATGAACAAATAGACAAGATTGTACAGACGTTCCAAGAGCGTAAGGAAATTAAGAAATACAGTCATTGTGCCACATTGCAAGAGGTTATGGCTAATGATTTTAATCTTAACATACCGAGATACATAGATGTATTTGAGGAAGAAGAACCTATTGACATTAAGGCTGTTATGGATGAAATAAAAGAGCTGGAAGCCAAACGTGCCGAATTGGATAAGGAGATTGATGTTTATTTGCGAGAATTGAAACTGATTTAAATAACAAATTTATAAGATATGAAATTGGATGATGTGTACAAGGCTTGGATTTCTGTAAAGAAAAGGCAAGTCAAGACTAGTTCACTGGCATCGTACCAGCAGATATACGTGAAAAAGCTTTCTCCAATATTAGGATGTATGGAAGTTGGGGAATTGAGCAAAAAGGTTATTGTGCCATTCATGAACGATCTTATGGATAATTCGGGGTTGTCTGTGAAGTACTGCAATGATATTCTGATAGTTCTAAAAATGCTAATTCGGTTTGCTGACGAAGAGTTAGACCTTGAGGTACATAACATTACATGGAAGATGGTATGGCCTAGTAAAAATAAGATAGCTGCTCAAAAGCTGGAACGTTATTCTCCTGCTGAATATAAGAAAATCGTCGATTACGTGTTAGCGAATCCATCTCCACGTAATCTTGGAATTTTGCTAACGATATGTTCTGGTATGCGTATAGGGGAAGTATGTGCCTTACAATGGAAGGATATAGATTTAGATAAAAAGACTATTCATATTTGTAAAACCTTAGAACGCATATATATGCCAGGCGAGGATGGTACATTTAATAAAGCAAAAACCCATATTGAGATTGGGCCCCCGAAAACTTCAAATTCTGATAGGTATATTCCTATCTTAAAGAACATTTTTCCTTTGGTGAAGAAGTTTTCTGCTGTGTGTAATCCCGATTATTATGTGTGTACTTGTGGTGAGCAATATACAGAACCTCGGACTTTGCGGAATTATTATGAGAAATTTATTCTTGAAAAGGTAAAACTAGACCACTGTATCAAGTATCATGGATTAAGGCACACCTTTGCCACGACTCTTATAGAGAATAAAATTGATGTCAAAACTGTATCTACTATTCTTGGTCATTCAGATGTAGGTACCACTTTGAATATTTATGTTCATCCATCAGAGGAAGCTAAAACCGATGCTGTTAATTCAGGATTAAGGAGAATTTTTAAATAGCCCCAAATAAGCGATGAATATTGGAATATTAGCAGTCGATAGCAATTATCCTAATCTAGCTTTGATGAAGATAAGTAGCTATCACAAGGCAAGAGGTGATAATGTAGAATGGTATAATCCCCTTTGTTCTTATGATAAGGTTTACATTGCAAAAGTATTTAGCTTTACGCCGGATTACGGCTATTACATCAATGCCGATCAAGTTGAGAAAGGCGGTACTGGGTATGACATAAAAAAGGTTCTTTTGCCAGAGATTGATAGAATGATTCCTGATTACGATCTGTATAATGTTGATAAAAATTTGGCTTATGGCTTTCTCACCCGCGGATGTCCAAACCACTGTAAGTGGTGTGTGGTACCGAAGAAAGAAGGAAACATCGCTACTTACATGGATATTGAAGAGATAGCCGTTAATGGGAGAAAAAACATTATACTCATGGATAACAACATACTTGCATCCGACTACGGTTTGCAGCAGATTGAAAAGATTATCTCCATGGGAGTACGTGTAGACTTCAATCAAGGTTTAGACGCCCGGCTGGTAACGGATGATATAGCCCGGTTGCTTGCTCGTGTTAAATGGATTAAGCGCATACGGTTCGGTTGTGATACACCGGGACAAATTGCAGAATGCGAACGTGCTACGGCTTTGATTGACAAATACGGGTATAAAGGCGAGTACTTCTTTTACTGCATCTTATTGAAGGATTTCAAAGAAGCATTTGAACGAGTAAATCATTGGAAAAAGAAGGGTGGTCGGTTCTTACCACATTGTCAGCCTTACCGGGACTTAAATAATCCTCGTCAAATTATTCCTCAATGGCAAAAGGATTTAGCTGGATGGGCTGATAAGAAGTGGATTTTTAGAAGCTGTGAGTTTAAAGACTTCATCCCGCGAAAGGGATTTGTCTGTAGTGAATATTTTGATAACAATTAGAGTAAAACAGGATAGATATGAGCATAAAGATTGATAAAAGAGCATACATGAAGCTAATCAAAGAGGATTTGGATTGGCTTAATAAAGAATGCCCTGTTGGACTGGAGAAAGATCATATAGAGGCTGTATTGCGTAAATCTATTGATTTACTATATCCAAAAGATGAAAATCTTAAAGTAAGATGCCCTTATTGTGGCTCTACAAAGGTTATCATGTTTGACGCAGATAACGACATGTGTAATAAATGTGGGAAGTATTTCCCCAGTAAATAACCTTCATAACAAGATAGATATGAATTTTAAATCATTGGTAGCTCAATTAGCAAATCGCATCAATCAGCCATATGTGGTTGAAACATATATGCGTACAGTTTTTGCGTCTGGTGTTGAGTGGCAGAAAAAGCAATCTCCTTGGATAAATGTAAAGGAACGGTTACCAGAGGTAGAGACAAGTGTATTTTTCACTGTAGAATGGAAAGATCTCCATAAAGGATATTTTGTTGGGGTATATTATGGAAGTGGGCACTGGGAATCCGAGCATCGAATATTCTTACCAGATTCATCTATGGGGTGTATTACTCACTGGATGCCAATACCGAAATTTAGCGAATGACAGTCTTGATATTTGGTCAAGAGAGTTAATAATTAAATTGTACGATTAGGGCTTAATGTATTGAGTAGCCATATTCAATCCTTTTGTTATAATATTATCGATGACTTTCATTTCTATTTTATTGCCACAAAGACTTTCGTTGAACTTTAATTCTGTAATTGTTAGTTTATCATCTGTTATTTTTTCAATTGAGAAATAATGGTTTGAACCTTCAATGGCTATGCTGTCTGTGTTTTGGATATATTTACTGCATAGTGTAAAAGAACTTGTGAGATTTAGTCTCTCGGATATTGTAGTAAAATCACTTGTAAGTGACTGAATTATATTAAAAAGGTTGATGTCCATTCTTTTTAATATTGCAAAAAACTTTGTTGCGGAATTTAGTGTGTAGAATTTCATAAGAAGATTAGCATTAATTGTTTCACAGATAATTTGTTTTTCTATATCATCTAAAATATGTTTGACGTCACGAACTGATAGCTTATCTATTTTATTGCCAATAGTTTCAATATCATAACAAGATAGTCTCAATTTTTTCAATCTTTTTGCTGGGATGTTACATTCTTTATCAATGTATGTATATAAATATTCTATAGCAATTTGATTGATTGAGTAATAGAAAGGATAGTGAGTAATAAATTTGTTGATATATCCATTATAATTGGCTTCTTTCCCATAAAAATGGTGAAACAAATGTGATGTGATTTCATAATCGAAGACAGTAACAATATTGTCAAAACCGAATTTGTTCGGTTTGATATCCCTTTGATTACAGAAATCAAGATGTGCACCTAGTACATTTAATATTCTGAAAAGATGTGCTGGATCTATTCTGTCTAGATCTTCAATTATTAATAATGTTTTTTTCTTTTGGCTTCTGTTGATATACTGTAGAGCTTGCTCTATCATTTTGGTATATGTATCACATTCATATAAACCACCTTTTTGATGTGTGAAAGTAGCCAAGAAACTTTTGTATGTTTCTTTTTTCTTTTGATAATTGTCAAAGATTCCTTTGGTTTTATCTATAATTTTTTGAATAAAGGCACTATGGGGTAGGAAAGAGACAAGAAATGACACTACTTCCATGAGATTTTCCATATTAAATATGGAATCAGCTAGTGCTTCAAAGTCAATGTTGCATAGAATGTCATCTTCTGCGAGACGAATAATTATATCTCGTTTTATATATTCAAAAATATCTGCATTTTCTGCAACTGAATAGTTTACAGGGTATAGTGTAATAAAGTAATAATCATCTTTGTATTTTTCCTTGAATTCTTTTAGGAAATAACTTTTTCCATCACCAAACTTTGCAGAAAAAATAGTTCTGTCATTGGACTGTAAATGTTCATAAAAGGATTCTAAGTGCTGTGTTATTGGTATTTCAAAGCTCATAATATTTCATTTTTGTGGTGCAAAATTAATCATAAATAGTATATAAACATGATATAAATTAACTCTTTTGAATGAATTATTTTTATGTTGAACCTTTGGTGTATTGTTTATTCAATACACCTTTATTTTTTTGTAATGATGAGAAAAATGATTGTAACCGGCAGTGAGGGATTTATTGGTAAAGCCCTTTGCCGAGAATTAGCAAAAAGAGGTGTTGAAGTCATAGGACTTGACCGAAAGTCTGGTAGTGAAGCTACGAAAGTATGCGAGCTTCTGAAGAATGAAGATATTGATTGTGTGTTCCATTTGGCAGCGCAAACCAGTGTGTTTAATGGAAACTTGGAACAAATCAGGAAAGACAACATTGATACTTTCATGCGAGTTGCTGATGCGTGTAATCTGTATCATGTTAAGTTAGTATATGCCAGTTCGTCAACTGCGAATCCGGAGAATACGACTTCCATGTACGGAATAAGTAAGTACTTTGATGAACAGTATGCATCTATCTATTGTAAGGCTGCGACCGGGTGCCGGCTGCATAATGTATATGGACCTAATCCGCGAAAAAGAACTCTTCTCTGGTTCCTGATAGAAAAGGAAAACGTGTCTTTATACAACTGTGGTCAGAATATCCGGTGCTTCACTTACATAGATGATATTGTCGAGGGACTTATCTATGCGGTGGGCTGTAATCGTCAGCTCATCAACATCTGTAACGTCCAACCTGTGACTACTATGTATTTTGCATCTTTAGTAAAATACTATAAACCGCTTGAAATAGAGTTGATTAATAAAAAACGAGATTTTGACAATTTGGAGCAATCGGTGAACCAGGATATCTATTTAGTACCTTTGTCCTATACGTCAGTCGAGGACGGAGTAAAAAAGGTATTCGCCATGCGGAGAGAGGATAATTCTCAAAAAAATGCGGGGGCGGAGAAATAGAAATCCTTTGAATGTACAACCATTCTAATTTATTCCTGCATGTTGAGTAACTATCATTGTTTCTTCATGCAGGAATTTAATAATTTGAAGCTATGAGTAGAGAGAATGTATTAACATTGAAACAAGAGAAGTTCTGTCAATATTACGTTGATATTGATGGCAACGCAAGTGAAGCATACCGGATGGCTTACGACTGCACTAAGATGAAGCAGGAGAGCGTTTGGCGCAATGCTCATGCCCTTATGCAGAACATCAAGGTTACATCAAGGATAAAAGAGATAAGAGAAAAGAGGGCGAAAGAATCTGAAGTTAAACGTGAAACAGTTGAACGTGTGCTGATGGATATCATAACTTCTGATCCTAATGACTTGTATATTGTCGATGAGCTAACAGGTAAGGTAAAGATGAAAAGTCCTTCGCAGCTTCCAAAGCGTACCCGTAATGCATTGAAGAAGATTCAGAATAAGAGAGGGGAAGTTGTCTATGAGTTCAACGGTAAAACAGAAGCCGCTCGTTTGCTTGGTGCCTGGAATGGATGGGAAGCCGATAAGAATGTCAATATCAAAGGTGGAGACGGAAATAAAGTCGGTGAACTTCGTATCGGCTTTGAAGATAATGAGAATCCGGAAGAATAGAACAATTTGAACTGCAAAATCCGGTATTCACCCTATGGAGAAACCTTACTTTTAGAACAATATGGTTATAAATTATAAGAAGCTAAATCCTAACGGATTCTATCTATTGAAGTACTTGAATGATGAGACTATCCGTTTTATCATTCTCTATGGAGGTTCATCTTCCGGTAAATCGTATAGTGTGGCACAAACCATACTGATACAGACATTACAGGATGGTGAAAACAATCTTGTCATGCGTAAGGTAGGAGCTTCTATTCTCAAAACCATTTATGAAGATTATAAAGTCGCTGCGGCCGGTCTTGGCATCTCCCATTTGTTCAAGTTCCAACAGAATACTATTAAATGTCTGGTAAATGGTGCGAAGATAGATTTCTCCGGTCTTGACGATCCGGAGAAGATAAAAGGTATCTCTAACTATAAGCGAGTTCAGTTAGAGGAATGGTCAGAGTTCGAGCATCCGGATTTCAAGCAGCTACGTAAACGTTTGCGTGGTAAGAAAGGGCAGCAGATTATTTGTACCTTTAACCCGATCAGTGAAAGCCATTGGATAAAGAAAGAGTTTATTGATAAAGATAAATGGCATGATGTACCGATGACTGTTACCATTGCCGGCAAAGAGTTGCCGGAAGAACTTACCAAAGTCAAATCCGTAAAAAAGAACGCACCCAGGCAAATACTTAATCTTCGTACTAAGCAAATCGAGGAACAGGCACCTAATACAGTTATTATCCAATCTACCTATCTGAATAATTTTTGGGTAGTTGGTAGTCCTGATGGCACATACGGTTTTTATGATGAGCAATGTGTTGCCGACTTTGAATATGATAGAGTTCACGACCCGGATTATTATAATGTGTACGCATTGGGAGAATGGGGTGTCATTCGTACCGGTAGTGAGTTCTTCGGTTCCTTCAATCGTGGCAAACATTCCGGTGAACATAAGTATGTTCCGGACTTACCTATTCATATCTCTGTCGATAACAACGTGCTTCCGTATATCAGTGTATCATATTGGCAGGTCGATTTCACAACTGGTACCAAGGTTTGGCAATTCCATGAAACGTGTGCTGAAAGCCCCAACAATACAGTAAAGAAAGCTTCCAAACTTGTTGCAAAGTATCTGAAATCTATCCAATATTCTGATAGGTTATATGTACATGGTGATGCATCAACGAAAGCAGCAAACAGCATTGACGATGAGAAGCGTTCCTGGATGGACTTATTCATAGACACATTGCAGAAAGAAGGGTTCGAGATTGAAGATAAGGTAGGCAACAAGAATCCGAGTGTCGCAATGACCGGTGAGTTTATCAATGCTATCTTTGATTGTACTGTTCCCGGTATAGAGATATACATTGACGAATCATGTTCGGTATCTATTGAGGACTACATGAGCGTACAGAAAGATGCTAACGGTGCCATTCTTAAAACTAAGGTCAAGAATAAAACTACCTTGCAGACTTATGAGGAGCACGGGCACCTGTCTGATACGTTCCGATATGTCGTTGTGGATTTGTGTAGTGAGCAGTATATAGAGTTTAGTAACCGGCGAAAAAGAAACTTGTATGCTTGTAATGGCACTGTTAATTTCTTCAATCCAGATACCGAATGTAAATACACTAAGAAGATTCTATATGTGATGCCGAATGTTAATGGGAAATTTGTCCTTATACAAGCGTTTAGATGTGGGAATAAATGGCATGTTGTTGATGTCGTATTTATGGATACTACTTCAACAGAAGATATACGTTCTTCTATTTTGTCCCATGAATCTGATTCATGTGTAATTGAATGTACAGATGCTTATTTCCCTTTTATCCGGGAACTCCGTTCTAGTACAAACAAGGAGATTCGTGTAATGAAAGAGTTTCCGGATGTAGACAAGCGTATTGCTGCAACATCTGATTATGTGAAAAATAGTATTCTTTTTTCTGCATCAAAAGTAGAATCTGATACGGAATATGTTGCCTTCATGAATAACCTGATGGACTATAATAAAGATAGTGAAACAAAAGAGGCCAGTGCTGTTTTGAGTGGGCTAGTACAGTTCGTTGTAAAATTAGGTTTGAATTGAATTGTATTATATGTGATTGAAAATAAGAATGTTATATTGTTGATGTTATGCTTTCGTAATTTCAAGATTTTAGTGTTTTGGAAAACGGTTTTCCTTTTTACTTAGTTTTGCTCAAAAAGGAACCCAATGAATATTTTTTTTGATAATCTATTTGGAAAGAAATCTAAGACTAAAGGTGAAGTTGAAATAGTTACTTCATCTGAAAATAAGGATATAGATACTCAAAGTGGCAAGGCTGAAAAATGGTCAGTTGCATACATTGAGGACCTTACTAGTCCTATTGTAGCGGGCAGTAACTATCTAACGCTATTCAGTACGATACCTGAAGTCTTTTTTCCGATCGATTATATTGCATCGCGAATTGCAGGTGCTAATTTTCAATTGAAGAAAACTAAGGATGATAGTGTAGTATGGGCAAACAGACGAATGAATGGCATACTTAGCCGTCCTAATTGTTTGATGCGTTGGAAAGAATTGATTTATCAGCACCATATTTATAAATTGTGTACAGGGAATAGCTTTATTCGTGCTGCTATGCCTGATGTCTTTTCTACAGCTGAAAAATGGAGATATTGCGATAATTATTGGGTGCTACCTTCTGATAAGACTATTGTAGAACCTGTTTACGGGAATATGCCATTGTTTGGCATTGCCCAAACAGAAGATATTATTCGTAGCTATCGTTTGGAGTATGGTTGGAATGGTAGTTTGGAAATTCCTCCATACCAAATATGGCATGATAGAGACGGAAATGCAGAGTTCTATTCAGGGGCTATGTTCTTGAAGTCCAAAAGTCGTCTTGCTTCTCAAAATAAGCCAATGTCAAATCTAATAGCTGTATATGAAGCTAGAAATGTGATTTATGTAAAGCGGGGTGGATTGGGTTTTATTGTAAGTAAGAAAACTGATGCTACCGGTTCAATAGCGTTGACTGACGATGAAAAGGAACAGCTTTTGAAGCAAAATTTTGAGAAGTATGGTGTAAGGAAGGGCCAGGTACCTTATGGTATTTCAGATGCAGACATTGACTTTGTTCGTACTAATCTTTCTATTGCAGAGTTACAGCCGTTTGAAGAGACTTTGGCTGATGCAATAAATATTGCAGGGGCATACGGCATCCCTGCCGTTCTTGTTCCGCGAAAAGACCAGTCCACATTTAGCAATCAGGCTACTGCTGAAAAGAGCGTATATTGTTCAACTGTTATTCCTATGGCCAAACAATTCTGCAAGGATTTTACAGCTTTCCTTGGTCTTGAAGGAGGGGGATATTATTTGGATTGTGATTTCTCTGATGTTGATTGTTTGCAGGAAGGATTGAAAGAATCCGAGGACGTAAAGACAAATATAAATAAACGTTGTCGTGAACAATTCTCATGTGGGCTTATAACACTCAATGACTGGCGTGCCCAAATAGGCGAAAGTATGATAGAAAATCCCTTGTTTGACAAATTGAAATTTGATATGTCAGATGAGGAACTGGATAAAGTAAATCGAGTTTTTAACACTAAAAGTGGAGATGAAAAAGATGGAAGAGAAAATCAAAAGCCTTCAGTACAAGACAAAGGCAAATGATGTTGATGAGAAGGGTATCGTTACCGTTGCGGTGAACGGTATCGGTGTGAAGGACTCACAAAATGACATATCTATGCCCGGCTCATTCAATAAGACATTGAAAGAAAATATTGGTCGGATGCGTTGGTTCCTGAATCATCGTACAGACCAGTTGTTAGGTGTTCCGTTGAGTGGTAAGGAAACAGAAGGTAATTTGGTTATGGTCGGTCAGTTAAATCTTGAAAAACAGATTGGCCGTGATACGTTAGCTGATTATAAACTGTTTGCAGAGAATGGCAGAACACTTGAACATTCTATTGGGGTCAAGGCCATTAAAAGAGATTCTGTTGATCCCTGTAAAGTGCTTGAATGGCGTATGATGGAATATTCAACATTGACAAGTTGGGGGAGTAATCCCCAGACGTTCCTTGTGAATATTAAGTCTGCTACTGCTGACCAGGTAAAGGAGGCTGTTGATTTCGTTCGTAAAGCGTTCTTGCAGCATGGATATAGTGATGAGCGTTTAAAAGGTTACGATATGGAATTAAGTTTATTACTGAAGAGCCTCAACGGTGGTGCCGTTGTCTCATGTCCTCATTGTGGTCATCAATTTGATTATGATGCAGAAACGGAGCATACCTTTGCCCAGCAGGTATTGGACTATGCTGCTGATTATCAGAGATGGATAACACAGGACATTGTAAGGGAAGAAATGGAGAAGCTCACTCCGGAGATTAGAACCCAAGTAATTTCTCTTATTGATTCTGTCAAATCAGAAAAGAAAGAATTTACTCAAAAGGGTCTACAAGACCTTATGAATTATGTAAGATGTCCCCACTGTTGGGGAAAAGTATATCGTTCGAATGCTATTCTGCAAAACACTTCTGAAGATACCACCGGAAAAAATGAGCCGTCTGTTGACACTCAAGAAAAGAATGACGGGGAAAATGGGAACGATGAAGTAACGATTAAAGCCGCTGATAATGGCACTTTACTCGATTTCAAGAGTTTGAATAGCTGTTTCGAGAATAAATAACTTAAAATTTAAATTTTATGCCTAAAAAATTTACAGTATCAGATTTTAATCTGAAAACAGACGGTCTGCCGGCAGAACAGAAAACTTTCATGGAAAACATCGTCGGCATGATGTGTGAAGTAGTTAACAAGTCACTTGAAGGATTTGCCTCACCGGAGGAGGTAACGAAACAGTTTGGTGACATCAATAATCTATTGAAAGCCTATGATGGAGAAAAGTTCCAGCAATTGGTAAAGGACAACGAGCAACTTGTAGAACAAGTTAAAACTCTTGGTGAAAGTATCGAGAAAATGAAGCAGAAAGGTCTTTCTATGGATACTATCAACAAGTTTGACGAGAAATTGAACGAGATGCTTGATTCTGAAAAATTCAGAGATTTCGCAGAAGGAAAAACACGCAAATCAGGAGAATTTGACGGCTTCTCCTTGAAAGATGTCGTTTCCATGACTGACAATTACACCGGTGATTTGTTGATTACTCAACAACAGAAACGTGTTGTGACTCAGGTTGCCAACAAAAAGTTGCATATGCGTGATGTATTAACGACGCTGACAGCTGATCCTGCATATCCTCAACTCGCCTATGCGCAAGTATATGCTTTCAACCGCAATGCCCGTTTTGTAACAGAGAACGGTCGTTTACCGGAATCAAGTATCAAGGTAAAAGAGATACAGACAGGAACTAAGCGCCTTGGTACTCATATCCGTATCTCAAAACGTATGTTGAAATCAAGAGTGTACATTCGTTCCTACATCTTGAACATGCTTCCTGAAGCTGTTTGGATGGCAGAAGACTGGAACATTTTGTTTGGTGACGGTAATGGTGAGAATTTGCTTGGTATTATTAATAATACTGGGGTGACTTCTGTAGAGAAGATTATTAGTACAGCCATTGTTACAGGTGCCGCCGGTGCTGTAAAAGCTATTACCGGATATAACGGTGATAAGGATGTGATTGTAGAGTTTGCAGAACCACAGGATTTGATTCTTGATGGAATGAGTATCACGTTCGCTGGCGCCGCTGTTCTTACAGAACTGAACAAAACACACGCTCTTGTGAAAATGGAAGATGGTCGTATCCTTATTCCTGGTGTCGCGTTCTCCGGTGCTGAAACGGCTACGGATAAAATGACATTCAGTGTTCATGAAGCCGGCTTTAAGAACATTGAGGAACCCAACTCTGAAGATGTAGTGAAAACAGCTTTCGCCGCAATGACATATGCCCAGTATTTTCCGAATGCTATTATTCTTAATCCAATGACTGTTAACGGTATGGAATCAGAGAAAGATACGACAGGACGTAATCTTGGTATCGTTAAAATGGTTGATGGGGTGAAATATATTGCCGGTCGTCCGATTATCGAGTATGGTGGTATTCTTCCAGGTAAGTATCTTTTGGGTGACTTTAACCAAGCCGCAAATTTGGTTGATTATACCACTTTGACACTTGAATGGGCTGAAGATGTGGAGACCAAGCTTTGCAATGAGGTTGTGCTGATGGCACAAGAAGAAGTTATCTTCCCGATTTATATGCCGTGGGCTTTCGCTTATGGGGATTTGGCCGCATTGAAGACTGCAATAACTAAAGCGTAGGATTATGGATTACATACTTAGAGGTAACGATAAGGATGTAACCAATGTGCTTAAAGAGCAACGCATTCGGATTAATAGAGGGATGATTCAACTCATCCCTATTTCCGAATGTGGTCTTGTTACAGAAGAAGATGCCCGAAAGACATTGGAATGTATGCTTGCAGAGAAAAATGAAGAGATTGGCAGGCTTACTGCATCCATTGCAGAGAAAGATAAGACAATTGTTGAACTGACAGAAGAGCGTGAAACAATGAAAGCTCGCATTGCAGAACTTGAAGTACAGGTGCCTTCTGATGAAAAGAATCTTCCGGTTGCCGATTCAAAAGATTTGCAAGAGGAAGATGCCAAGGAGGTAATTGTTACAGATGATAAAGCCGTTTCCGTGGAAGATGAAAAGAAAACCGGGAAAGGCAAGACTTCTAAATAACTATCGCTATGTTGATTGATGTTTCATATTTTATGTCAGGTCCCAGGCATATTGAGAATGTTTCGGTCGCTGAAATGCCTTCGCCCCAATCTCTTGCTGTGAATGAGGTGATAAATGGGTATATTAAGGCATTTCAGCCCGAATTTCTCCGGAATGTTGTTGGTGTGACTCTTTCCCAAGCTATCACAGATTATTTGGAGCTTATTGAACGAGAAAAGGAAGATTCTTCAGATGAAGTTGATATTTCAGAAGAGAAGGAAGCCCCCCAGTCCGGATATGCAGTATTATGCGAGAAGCTGTGTGAACCGTTCGCTGACTATGTCTTTTATCATATTCTTCGTGACGCAAACACCCAGGCTACAATAACCGGGCTTGTTCGTTTGAAATGTGCTAATGAATATGTAGCTCCTTTGAAGAGACAAGTAAGCACATGGAATAGCATGGTAGAGAAGAATAAACAGTTTGTTGAATGGGCTATGTCGAATGATTGTCCTTTCGATGTGAAAATAACCAAGAATCTTTTGACCCCAATTAATGCTTTCAATTTATGATAGATTTAGATATAACAGAACTGTTTGAGGAGATTGTAAAGGAACTTCCAGAAGGGCTTGAAATCCTCTATCCAAATGGGAAAGGGGGAACTAAAGTTGTGAAATCCCCAAGGTTGAATTACATCTTCGGTAGCAGTCAATATATCAAAGATATTTTAGATGAATACAGTAAGTCTTCTGCCCAGTCTGAAAGGAAGTTTCCATTGGTTGCACTATTCACTCCAATTAGTGAGGATAGAGGTGACGCGGATTATTTTTCAAAAGCAAAGGTTTCGTTAATTATAGCATGTTCTTCTTGTAAAGAGTGGAGCAATGAGATGCGCAGAATCACATCTTTTAAAAATATCCTTCGGCCAATCTATAAACGTTTATTGGAAGTATTATATGAAGATTCTCGGTTCGACTGCGACTATGACGAAAAAGTGAAACATAGTTATTCAGAAAACTATTCATATGGCAGATACGGAGCCTATACAGATTCCGGTGAGGCTGTGAGCGAGCCGATTGATGCCATAAATATACGCTCGATGGAAATAAAAATTAATAATCTTAATTGTAGAAGAAAATGAGAAAGATTAGAACGTGTAAGGGTTCCCGGATGAACACTGGTAGTTCTGCTTGTAGCATTGACTGGAAAAAAGTCAAAGGTGCTATCTTGACAGAACATGGTGTCAAACTCCCTGCTGATATAACAGGTGAGAAGTTGCTCGAATTGTGCCATGCAGACCGTCCCGGGCGTATTTACCCTATTTTGCCATTCCTGGAGTATGCCAAGAATGGTGGAGAGCCCCAAGTTAATGCTGTAGGGTACGGTGCAAGTGAATACAACGGGCTTAGCGCTCAAACAGACACCTTCACTTTGAAGAAATTTGATGAGGTTTTGAATGCCCAGCTTCTGAAATGTGCCAATAAAGGATGGGACGTTTACTTTTGGAATCAGGATAATATGTTGATCGGTTATAATGATGACACTGATATCCTTGCCGGTATTCCGATGTCTACTGTTTACCCGACCGTGACACAGTACCCGACCAGTAGTGCTAAGTCTGCGATGACTGTTAGTTTTTCACATGAAGATGTGGAAGACAGCCAATTGCACTTTGACTACGTGCAGTTAGACTTCAATCCCAAGAATTTCGTTAAAGGCTTGGTTGATGTTGTGTTTCAAAAGTTGGAGGCCGAAAATACTTACAAAATAGTTGAAGTTGTTGGTGGTTATGACCGTACAGAAGAATTTGGCAGTCTTATTGCTGATGGTGCTGCTGAAGTTATGAATAACGTAACTTCTGCTACATATTCGGATGGTATCATTACCATTGTTCCTAAAGCCGGGGCGGTTCCTTCGTTGAAAGCTCCTTCTGTATTGTATGAAAAAGGAATCAGAGGTATCGAGCAGGTGTCATGAAGGTAGATAATGTTACGTTCGTCGAGGTTGCTGTGAAGGGCATGACGAAGGAAGAGTTTATTAATGCACACATTAAAGTCGTGTGGCAGGAACTGAAGGAAGCTGACCGCAAGAAGAAGCTCTCGGAAGTGTACGATGCGATAACTAAGTAACCGACGGGCTGGGGTGTGATTACAGCCCGGCCCGTTATATTTTTACTGTATGGCAGATTTTGATGAATTACATAGAGTTATTCATTCCATTGCATCCGGGTTTGAAGAGGAATGTATTAGGTGTATGGAAGAACATAAGAATGTGCTCGTTGATTGCATTCAGGAACAATTATATTCCGGTCTGGACGGTACTGAACATCTATTGAATCCCGATTATGATACTGACACCTATTTTAACGAGCCCGGACCCTGGCAGAACCGTGCGGAACAATATAAACGATGGAAAGAGAGGATAACTCCACCTCTTAGAAGTGAGATGCTTTATTTGCCACCGCGTCCAGTTGAGGTACCTAACCTCTTTATTACTGGTACTTTCTATGATAGTATAACTGCCGATAGAATTGATTCCGGGCTTCGATTCTCAACGAAAGGATTTACGGACGGTAGTTCTATTGAGAAGAAATACGATGAGCAGATTTTAGGCATTGGTGATACAGCTAAAGAGTACTTTAATATTATGTATCTCCGTCCCTGGATGGAACGTTTCTTTTCAGAATGTGGATATCGGTAAAAAATGGCTTGTAGTTGCGAAATAAAAAAGATGCAGAGTGAACTGGAACGTATCAGTGATCTTGCAAAGAAAGCAGCTGTCTTGGATGGTTGCATGTATGTCGTTTATCAGAAAGAAGATGGTACCTATGCTTTTGATAAACTTGGAGTTGAGATAAAAGGAAAGATTATTGAATATAGACATTATCTGTAATTATGGATTTAAAATTGAAAGATTTCGTTGATGAGAACGACTTGCAGAAGTTAGTTGAGCTTGATAATATTATTGAGCGTGTGAGGGCTGATTATGTTAATGCAGCCAAAGAATTAGCAAAAGGTTTGAAACTAAATGTAGAAGGAGTTGCCGACCTTGAAAAGTTGAGTAATCTTTATAATACCCAAGCAAAAACGGCTGGTTCTGCATCTGCTGAATTAACCGAAGCTCTTAGAAAACAGTCTGAAATAACTCAAACTGTCAGTAAGAAGATAGAGGAAAAGCTAAATGTAGAGAAATTATCTGCTGCTGAACTGAAGAAACTAACCAAGGCAAACTCGGATAATGCTGTGTCCTTGGAAAAGGCTGCTAAAACGGAAGCTAACTTGACAAAAGCGCAGAATGCCGGTAATACTACTCGTAAGAAAGCTGTTTTATCTGAAGAAGAACGTTTAAAACTTATCAGAACTGCTATTACCTTGACTAATCAGGAAGTACATAGCCGTTCACAAGCAAAGGAAATGAATAAGCAGCTGCAAAAGGCTGTTGATGTTTTGAAAGATACGGATGAAAACTATATTCGTACACTTGCCCGTCTTAATTCTACTATTGGAATCAACACTGATTACATAAAGCGAAATTCCGATCGATATAGTCAACAGAAAATGACTATTGGTGCATACCGGGAAGAAGTAAAGGCTGCATGGGTTGAGATACAGAACGGTAATAAGTCCATGCAGAATATGGGTATTATTGCCCGGAATGCAGGAAGGATGCTTAAAACGGAGATGGCTCCTGGGCTAAGCCAAGTTAGTGCAGGATTGAAAGGATGGGCTGCTGGATATATTGGTGCACAAGCTGTTGTTGGAGGGATTGTTAAGATGTTTACGCAGCTGCGTGAAGGCGTTGGTTCCATTGTTGAATTTGAATTTGCTAATAGCAAACTTGCAGCGATTTTAGGTACGACGGCTGACAATATCAAAGAATTAACCACTGATGCGCGTCAATTAGGAGCAACAACGAAATATACAGCTGCACAAGCTACTGAACTACAAATAGAATTAGCCAAATTAGGTTTTACACGTCGTGAAATATTAGATTCGACAGGTGCCATATTACGATTCGCACAAGCAACTGGAGCTGAACTTTCGGATGCAGCCGCATTGTCTGGTGCTGCATTGAGAATGTTTAATGCTAGCACTAAAGAAACAGAACGTTATGTATCTGCTATGGCTGTTGCTACATCAAAGAGTGCCTTATCTTTTTCTTACCTAGCTACCGCCTTGCCTATTGTTGGTCCAGTTGCAAAGGCATTCAATTTCCAAATAGAAGATACTTTGGCATTGTTAGGAAAGCTTGCAGATGCAGGTTTTGATGCTTCAATGTCTGCAACAGCCACTCGTAATATTTTGTTGAATTTGGCTGATGGCAATGGCAAATTAGCTAAAGCACTTGGAGAACCTGTAAAAACATTGCCTGAGTTGGTTGCTGGTTTAAAGAAACTGAAAGAACAAGGTGTAGATTTGAATACAACTTTAGAATTAACAGATAAACGGAGTGTCGCCGCTTTCAATGCTTTTCTTACAGCTTCTGATAAAATTGTTCCATTGAGGGACCAAATTACAGGCGTGGATAAAGAACTAGCAGATATGGCAGATACCATGAGTAACAATGTTAAAGGTTCTATTGCGGGACTTTCTTCTGCGTGGGAAGCATTTATGTTATCCTTCTATGATTCCAAGGGTATAATGAAGGATGTCCTGGATTTTCTGGCAAGAGGGTTGAGGAATGTTGCTACACAGCTGAAGGGGTATTCTGAATTACAAGATGAAGCAGACAATAAGGCTGTTGCCTTTGCACAGAAAGAGATGATGAAATCTGATATTTTGGAGAAGAATGCTAGAAATATGCAGAGGTTGTATAAAGAATATATAAATTCAGGAATGTCTGCTGATGAGGCGGCCAAAAAGGCTAAAGAGGATTATATTGAAACATTGAAGTCTCGTTTGGAATATGAAAATAGTGATTATCAATTAGCTATAGATAATCGTAAGAAATTGGAAGGAGAATTGAAAGACAGGGGATTCTTTACAATTCTGACCTCATGGAGACGCACAAATAATGTCATTAAAGATGAGATCGATGTTGCAACTAAAGCTGCTGCAGGTAAGAAGGCTATTTCATCAATAACAGAATCTCTTATTGAACAACTTGATACCATTGATTTGAAAGAGAATGGTGGTACAAAGGGGAATTCAGTAAAGGTACTTACTGATAAAGAAAAACGTGAACAGGAAAAAGCTCTCAAAGAGAAGCTGAAAATTCATGAAACTTATCAGGAGTCAGAACT